CAGTTGGTAGAGTCCAGGATTGTGATTCCTGTTGTCGTGGGTTCGAGCCCCATCAGCCACCCCAGATAAAGCCTTACGGCACATGCAAAGCCTGCTACTTAATTGATAGCAGGCTTTTGTTTTTTTGCTCCAAAATTCCCAATTTGGGAATTCAAAGGGTTTTCCGGTTGATCACCTTGCTGCTGTCGTAAATGCGCGCCGTGGTTCCCGGGTCGGCGTGGATCTCCGGCAAATTGCCAAACTTGGCCTTGAACTGCGTGACGTAGTACGACCGCAGATCGTGGAATGTGAAGTTCTCCTCCAGCTTTTTCGCCGCGCGCGCAGCGCTCTTGAGCCTGGCAAACCCCAGCTTGAACGACTGCGCCGTGTACGCATTGCCTTTGGCGTTGGGAAACACCCAGCCGTACCGGTCATCCCTGGCCAGCAGGCGCATGCGGCGCATCAGGTCGATCAGCAGGCCGTCCATGGCGATGACCTCGATCACCTCCTTGTCGCGCTGCTTGCTGCGCACGATACGGATCACGTCTTCGCCCACCTGGGGCCAGGTCAGTTCCCGGAATTCGATACCGCGGTTGCCGGCGATGCTGGCGAATTCAGCCATGCCGGCCAGGACCGGTGACTGGCCTTTGCCAGCCCACGCCCATTCAAGGAAAGTCGCAAGGTTGGCGGGTGTGGGCGCATTCTTGCGCGGACGCTCCTTGTTGCGGCGGATCTGCTTGCAAGGATTGACGTCGAGCTCGCCGCGTTCGGTGGCCACATTGAGCAGGTTGGACAGCAGGGCGAATTCTCGATTTGCACGGACTGGCGCGCTGGCGCGTTCCACACGCAGGTAGCGGGCGATGTGCGCAGGCTTGATTGAGCCGGGCGCCATCTTGCCCAGTACCTTGAGCAGCTCCTTGCTGCACTGGATGTAGTCGTCCCTTGTGCCTTGCGCGAGGTCGAGCCAGCCGGGCGTGGCCTGGTACAGCCTCCACAACTCGTTCAAGGTGTTGCGGTCGCTGTTGTCGCCATTCATGTCCAGGACGGTCCGGATGGCTTTGGTCTTGTCGGTGCCTAGCCCGATGGGCTTGCCGCCGATGGGGTGGTAGCGGTAGGTAAAACCGTTCTTGCGCGGGCGCGCTTCCATGCGCGGCAGCAGGCCGTCGGCGCTCTTTCTGTCGCGCGGCCGGTTCATGCTGGTACACCCCAGTTGGGTTCGCTGCCGGTGGTTGTCGCTTTTGCGCCACTGGTCACCTCGTCATAGTGGCGACGGTTCACCAGGGGTCGGCCGTTGGGCTTTTGCCGTACGTACAGCCCCATGCGCTTGAGGTGCCTGACTTTGGCGGCATTCTGGGTCTGGCCTGTGCAGATGTTGTCAATTTCGGTGTCGGTGAGGTCGGCGTTGCTCATTGTTTTTTCTCCTTAGGCAGCGGTGCCCAGCCGTGCCAGAACGTATCGCCGCGAATGTAATTTCCGTATGCAGCCACTCCACCAGCGCCGAGCAGCTGCACCTTCACCCCGGCGGGGCAATCGCGCATCGGGCGCCAGAAGTAGTCAGGGTCCACGGCTACGGTCTGGTCGCGGTTTGTTTTCGTGGGCGGCGCGGTATCGCGCGGGGCAACCGGTACCAGCTTCAAGTACCGGCGCAGCACCTGGTTCTCGTCGGCGGCTTCGCGGGCAAAGCGCTCCAGCGTCTTGCGGTCCCAAGTGGTGAAATCGGTGCGGTTGGGTGCTTGCCCCGCGCTGAACGGAACGCAGCCATACTCGGTGCATTGGGCGACGGTGTCGCAGGTGTTGCAGGTGTTGCAGATCATTTGATTCCCTTGCGTTTCATGGCGTCGAGCAGGATGTCCTGCACTTCGCGTTTGGTGTTGCAGCGCTCGATGACCATTTCGTCCACCGTGTCGCGCGCAATGATGTTGTGGACAAAGACCGGGCGGTCGTGGCCGGCTTGCATCTGGCGGGTGGGGCCGATGCGCTCCAGAATCTGCATGCGCTCTTCCAGGTTCCACCAGTGGCTGTAATAAACGATGGTGTTGCCGCCGTCTTGCAGGTTCAGGCCGTGGCCAGCAGACGCAGGATGAGCAAAAAGTACAGGAATGCGGCCAGCATTCCAATCGCGGATAGTGGCTGGATCCGCGTCAAGCTGGCGGCCTTGGGGGAATGCTTTGAGGAGGCGCGCGAGGTCGCTCTTGAAATGGTACGCAACGAGTACTGGCGCACCCGCCGCTTCCTCAACAATCGACTCCAGGGCTTGTGTTTTCGCGTCATGCAATTCTTTCCATTCGGTGTTCGATTCGCCCACGTACGCCGCGCCATTGGCAATTTGCAGGCACTTGACGGTGCGAGCTGCCGCGCCAAAAGCCTCAACGGCGTGCACATCGATCTGCGTGAACATCTCCTTTTCCATCTCGGCGTAGTGCTTGCGCGCCTTCATGGGCAGGTCCACAAAGATGTTGTTGACGATGGGCTCCCTGAGGTCGAACCAGTCCTTGGCGTCCACCGTCAGGCACAGGTCGCGCAGCTTGTCCTGGATCTCGGCCTGCGCGTGGGCCAGCGGTTTGATGCCGTAGCCGTCAGGGCTGGTGGTGAACCAGCGCTGGGTGAAGGCCGTGAAGGTGCGGCCCAGGCGCTGACCGGCGTCCAGAAACCACGCCTGCCCCCACAAGTCCACCAGGCCGTTCGGGCTGGGTGTGCCGGTCAGCTGGATGAACCGCTTGATCTTGGTGTGGCTAACCCGGCCCAGCGCCTGGGCGCGCTTGCCGCCCTGGCGAAGCCGAAAGCCCTTGAGCTTGGTGGACTCGTCCGAGACCACCGTGCGGTAGGGCCAGCGCTCGCCCCAATAGGCCACCAGCCATTCGAGGTTCTCGTAGTTCATGCTGTGGATGGGCGCGCCGATGCGCAGGGCCGCGCGCCGGGTGGCTTCGTCGCCCACGATGGGCATGACGGACAGGCTTGATAGGTGTTCCCACTTGCGTGTCTCCTCGGGCCAGGTGCTCAGGGCCACGCGCTTGGGGGCCAGCACCAGGATGGGCGCGTCCTCGACCATGAGCAGCGCGTCCAGCGCGTTGAGTGTGCTGGTCGTCTTGCCCATGCCCATGCCGGCCCAGATGGCGCAGCGCGGCACGTCCAGGATGTGGTCCCGAATGAGGGTCTGGTACGGGCGGGGGGTGAACACGCGGCTCATGACAGCAGTTCCTCCACGCCTTCGATGGAATCGATGACCTCCACCAACTCGCCCAGCCTGCGCATGCGGTTGTGCTCGCGCACCTGGTGCGGCTCGGCCTTCTTGCCAGTAGCCTTGAGCTCGACCCAGACGGGCGGCCGGTCGGGCAGCATCACGCGGCGGTCAGGGGCGCCGACGTGGCCAATCCACTTCGCCTTGCGGATGACCCCGCCCAGCGCCTTCACCCGCTTGACCAGGTGGGCTTCGATATCTCGCTCAAGCATTACGGCCCCTTTTCGCTGCCAGGTAGATGGCCGATTTGGTGAGGTTGAAGCGGGCCGCCAGCAGGGTCCAGCCCTTCGGCAGTTCTCGGGCGATTTGCCGGTCGCGCTTGAAGGTGGCGATTCGCTTGGCCGTGGTCTGGGCCAGCACCATCAGGCGCGCCTTGACGGTGCCGTAGGCCGCTGACGGAATTTCGAGGGTCGTGAACTTGTGCAGGTTCATGCACTCGCGCCGCCGGCGCGAGGTGTGAAAGTCCGATGGGCGGGTGTCGAGTACGCGGGAAGGTGTCCCGCAGCGGGGGCAGTTCATGCCAGCACCAGGACGGCTGCGGCGGCGCTGGTCACCAGCACGGCGCCAACATACAAAGCGATGCTGCGCACAGAAACGCGGGTGCTGGCCATCGGCACGATACGGCAGGCGCTGCTGCGGTTGAAAGGGCCGAAGGCCTCTTCCACGGTTCGGGGGAATTTGCGGGTGTGCATGGTCTAGTCTTTTTTGTAGCGGTCGGTTTCAAAACCTGCGGCGGCCAGCGGCATGTCCAGCGCCCAGGGGGGATTGGCGGCCAGCAGGCCGGAGAGGTGATCGGCGTTGAATGCGTCGGTGTCGGGCGCTTCGCAGATCACCTCGTCATGCACGGTCAGCACGATCTGGTAACCGGCGGCCTCGATCAGCGGCATGTTGTGGGTCATGACGTCGCGCGCCACGGCCTGGCAGACGTTTTCAAAAATCTTGCCGCCGTAGGTGTTGAGCCGGCACCATTTGCGGGTGTACTGGTTCATGCCCATATAAGTGATCGCGCCATCGACCACCTGGGGCGACGGGTAGCACAGCGCGCGGCCCGAGGGCAGGCCGATGCGCAGCCAACTGGCGTCGCGGCGAATCTTCAAGCGGCGGCAGGTCAGGGTGTTGCCAGGGTTTTCGATGGCCTCAATCGCGGCGTCCTTGAGCTCGCCCCAGTGCGATGAGATGGCGCTGTGCGCTTGGCGCCAAGCCAGCTTGAACGACTCGCACACCAGCCAGGCCTGATCGCTTAGCCCGAAGTCTTGTGGCGGGTTGCGGCCCTTGTCGCGGTGCCACTGCAGCATGATGTGGGCTTGGCCAAGTGTCTCGGGCGGAATGGTGCGGATGGCCAGACGCCCGAGGTCTTCGAGGTCAATGCCGTACGCCGCGGCGAACGTGACAAATGCGCCGACGCCGCCCTCGTAGCCCAGCGCCAGCTCCATGACCTTGCCGATTTGCCGCTGGTGTTTGTCCACGTCTTCGGGCCGGATGCCAAAAGCCTTGGCGTACGCCAGCTTGTACAGGTCGGGCCCCATGCCCAGGTCGAAGGCGCGAAAGGCCTGCAGCTTCCACTCTTCGCTGGCCAGCCAGGCCTGGTCGCGGCCCTCGATGTTGGACAAGTCGGCCACCACCAGCTTCTTGCCCCGAGGCGCGACGATGCAGCTGCGGATGGCTGAGCTGGTGAGCTCCATCACGTTGTCTACGATCAGGTCTGCGCAGCCGGCCTTGAGCGCTTCGATGCCGGCATCGATCGCCGACTGCTTGAGCGTGGGCCGGGGCAGGTTCTGCGGCTGGAATAAGCGCCCGGCCCAGCGACCGGTGCGGGCCGCGCCGTTGAACTGGAGCGTGCCGCGCAGGCGGCAGTCAGCGCTGGTGCCCTTGAGCAGCGTCTTGTATTTGCTGGTGCTGGTGGTGCTGGCCTGCAGGCGAATCGACAGCAGCTCCTTGAGCTCGGGCGGAATGTCCGGATCCTGCAGCCGGCGCTCGAGCGTGGCCATCTGCAGATCGGGCAGGTCGATGCCGTAGCTTTCCAGCACGTGCATCAGCATCTTGTCGCGCTGCGTTGTGCTGGCCAGCAGGCCTTCGGTCATCGACGCGGTGCGCGCGGCCAGGTCCACCTGGGCCGTGGCCACGGCGTCGATGGCGCTGCGCACCAGGTCCATGTCGATGGCCACGCCCCGGTCGTTGATCTTCTGGTCCAGGTGCCACAGCGCCAGCTCGCTGTTTTTGTAATTCCACTCGGGCAGGCGCTTGTGCACCGCGCGCATGGCGTCGATGTCGAGCGCTGCGTATTCGACGAACCGGGCCCACTCGACGGGATGCGTCTCGCGGGTAGCCCGGGCAATCTTGCTGGTGGCCGGGCGTGGTTTGCAGAACAGCTGAATCAGCTGCCTGCCGGCCTTGTCCTTGGCCATGTCGGTGGGCACCTTCAGGATTTCGCACAGCACGCCCAGCCCGCCGGGCAGGCCGTGGCTGAGCGCCTGGACCATCGTGTCGCGCCAGCGGCGGGTCTGGCGGGCCGCGACCTGGTGGAAAGTCCAGCCTGCAGGACCACAGGCCGTGCCGGTGCGCAGCACCGTGCGGTCGAAGTGGCTGTTGTGCGCCCAGATCTCGGTGTCGGGATCGCCCAGAGCAACGCTCAGATCTTGGGGCCAGCCAGACAACCTGGTGCAATCCCACACGTTGACCGGGCCGTCATCGAGCGCCCAGGCAAAAAGCATGACCTCCGCGCCGGCGGCGTAGACGTGGGTGCCGTGGGTGATGGGCACTTCACAATAGGTTTCGAGGTCGAGCCAGAGTTTTTTGGACATTTTGGTTTTCAGTTCTTTTTGAAAGGCGTCCGGCAATTGAGCAGGGCGCCTTGCGAAAAGCAGGGGCCTTAAGCCCCTGGGGGTTACGCGTCGGGCTTTGCCTCGGTGTGCAGCGCTGCGGCCTTCAGCATCACGCTCGACAGCTGCAGCGCGGGGCCAGGCTCTTCGCCCCGGACCACGCCATCCATATAAATCTGGATGTCCACCTTGCCGTCGGGCGCGTCAACCAGGGTGAGTGCGATAGCTGCCATCAGGCGAGGTCGTCAGCGGTGGCGCCAGCGGACACGTCGTCGAAGTCGTCTTCAGAAGCGACGCCGCCACCGGTGAAGCTGTCGCCGTCCTTGAAGAACTGCACACCCATCAGCGTGGCGTTGATGCGCTTGCCGTAGTTGTTGTCCTGCGCCCAGAGCTCGACCACGGCGTGGACGTAGCAGCCGGCATACGGCTTGCCGTCGGCCTCGACCAGCGGGCTCTTGTCCTGCGCCACCACGGTGGGGCGCGTCGGGTTGCGCGCCGAGATGTACAGGTTGCCGGGAAAGCCGTCGTAGCTCGCCTTGAGGTCGCCGTTGTGCAGGGCGGTCTTGTCGGCGGCGCGCATCTGCTTGAGCATGGCGTCGGCCTTGGCGCCCCACTTTTCCTTGGCCACGGCCTCGATGGCGGCATTGATGGCCCCGACTTGCGCGTCGGCCGGGTCGATGAGCAGGGATGCGGAAAAGGCGGGCTTGCCCTCGCCGTTGACGGTCTTGGCTTCGAACAGGGTGGGGAAGGCCAGGCGGACGTTGGAGAGTTTGAGTTTCATGGGGTTCTTTCAGGGTTACAGGGGGGTTGCGGAAACAGGGGATGCGGTTATGTCGTCGAAATCGGACAGCACCGCGGACATGACCAGCGCAGTGCGTTTGTCGGACTCGGGCGCCACGGAGGGCTTGCCTTCGGCCTGGGTGATGAGGGCCTGCAGCTTGGGCCACTGGCGCGGGCCGATGATCTCGGCCTTTGCCAGCTTGTCGGCGCTGGTCGGGCTGATGACGCTGTAGTCGTACATGTCTTCGTGCTTGATGCGCATGGCCTTGAGCGTGGCTTCGGCTTCCTCTTTGGAAGTCCAGGCGCGGTTGCCCTTCTTGCCCTGCACCACCTTCCACCCGGGCACGGCAACCCCAGCGAACAGGCGGGACTCGACCTCGGCGCGGATGGCCTTGAGCCAGCCCTCGATCAGGTCGGCCTTGCCCATGGCGATGGCCAGCTGGTCGGGCTCGGCGTCGGGCTTGATGGTGTCGAACGCTTCCATCACCTCGTCGCGAATGGCCGGGCAGGTGGCCTTGGCCTTGCAGAACTTGCAGCCCCCGGGCGTGGGGTTCAGGAAGGCGTTGGGTTCGCGGGTAAAGTTCGCGGCTTCCAGCACCTCCTCGGCGAAGTCCTCCAGGTCGGTCACGGTCTGCACCCATTCGGACACGGCGCCCAGGCGCGGCTGGTGGATCACCAGGCGCACGGTCTGGAAGTCCTGCGCCAGCGAGAACTCGCGGTAAGCGGCCAGCGCGTAGATTTGCAGCTGCGGGTTGTCATCGGCCTCGACCACCAGGCCGCGCCCGTACTTCAGGTCCACCACGATCAGCTCATCGGGCGTCAGGATCACCACGTCGGCGGTGCCGTGGGCGCCAGCCTCGCCGGTGATGTCGGTGATCGGCAGGCGCTGCTCGACCAGCAGCTGGCCCTGCGTGTTGGCCACGACATTGCGCACATAGTCCAGGTAGTCCTGCACGGCCAGCACCATCTCGGCGTTGACCGGAAAGCCTTTGGTCATAACGTGACCCGCATAGTCTTTGGCGTCGGTGCCTTCCTCCAGGCACCAAGCGGCCAGCTCGTGGGCGTCGGTGCCTTCGTCGGCGAACTTGCTGCTGGTGTCAGGCAAGTCCTTGCACAGCGCTACGCTGCCCGGGCAGCGCATCCAACGCACGGCGCTGGAGGGGGAGAGTTGTGCGTGTGCCATTACAGAGCCGCCAGAAATTCAACGTACTGCTCGACCTTCAGCTCAGGGCCTTTCTTGACGCCGAACTTGGCCAGCGTGGCCAGGACGTGGTCGCGGTTGACCTTGACGCCGTCGGTGATGGCCTTGGACACCTGGGCGTAGGTGATGGGCTCGGCCGCCTCAGAAGGGGATGCCGCAGCAACTTCGGCTGGCGCAGTCTCCACTGCCGGGGCGGGTGTAACCGTCACGGGAGCAGGCGGGGTAGCTACAGGCTTTTTTGCTTCTGCCTTGTCGAGCACAGGCAGGGCCACTTCGGCCTTGGCCAGCGGAATGGTGATGTTGCCGGCCGTGGTCTTGGTGACCGTGCCGTTTTCCACACCTTGGGCGATGTTCTTGCCCTGAGTGGCCAGCTTGGTCCAGGCCGCGATGAGCGCGTTCAGCGCGGTGGTGTTGTCGGTGATCGCAGCGGTTTGCGCGGCGAGGGCTTGTTCAAGGGACATGGTTTTACTCCGGAGTTACGAGGGATTGCAGGGCGGTGAAGGGTTTGGCCAGGTCCTGCATGACCTGGTCAAATTTGGAAATGCGTTCAAGCTGCTTGCGCAGGACTTCGGGGCTGTCGATGTCGAAAGAGCTAAGGACATCGAGCAGCGCGCGGCTGGTGGGGAAGTCAGACCTCAGCTGCAGGGCCTTGCGGACGTCCTCGGGTTCGGAATCCGTAAATTCCTCCAGAACAGCCAGCAGCGGGCGGTTTTGTTCCTGTTCGTCGAGCAGGTTGGCGAAGCGGGCGGCCAGTTCGGTTTCCGCCTCGGTGCTGGTCAGCGGGTCGCGGGTGTTCTCGACGTGGCGCAGCAGTTCCTCATCGTTGAGGCGCAAAAGGGGGTGTGCGGGCATGCTCTGATTTCCGGTTGGGTTAGAAAGGACGCCAGACCAGCAGGTCCAGCGAGACGACAAGGGCGGCAAAGGCGTAGACCGTTGCGAGGGCGTAGTTGCGAAGGCTCATGCGGTTTGGTGTTTAGTTGCGAGTTGAGTTAACTTTAGCATCGCTAAATCAATTAATCAATAGCAATGCTAAATATTTTGCTAAATATTTTCACGACCCCCAAAATCTAACCCAACCTGTAACAGCCCGGCGTAAAAAAACCGCCTCGGTGGGCGGTTTGACAGGCGTAAAAAAGCCCGCTCGGGGCGGGCTGGTGTTTAGGGCTGGTGCGTTGTCAGGCTACTTTTTTCCACTCTTCGATTTGGTGCTCGACCTCGCCCGCTTTGACCTCATGGTGCTGCAAAACCTCCTTGAGACCCTCCGGTGCAAAGCGCTGCAAGATGTCGCGCATCAATGGCTGATAGCCAATGCCGTGGTGCGCGGCGATCAGCTTGTAGGCGTCGATCAATTGCTTTGGCAGGCGGATCGAGATGGCCTGCAGTCCCAGGCTTGCGTCAATCGCGGCCTCAAGGTCTTTTGCGGCGGGTCTTGCATTCACCTCGCTTGTGCCAAGCTGGCCGGACTCCCAAGCCTCTTCGGTACTTTCAATTTTTGCGCGGTCGTTCATCATGGTTTCTCCTTGGTTCTCACCGGGCTTTGCGGTCGTACAAGCCTTGGGCGGCCCTGTCGGCTTCGTAGGCTGATCGCAGATGAAGCTGACCATCCCGGTAAATAAAAATGATTTTCAGAAGTCTGCCCTGACTGGTCGGGGCAATGAACCACAAGGTGGGTGGGTCACTTCTATGGTCTTCACGGTCGTCCTCCAAGAAAGAGCCACACTTGTTTTCAAAGCATTGCTCAACTTCGCGCCGCGTCACGTTGTGTTTGTCAGCCAGCTTTTTTAGCGTAGCCTCAGATATACGCAGGTTGTTCATGATTTCCACAGGGAAGAGCCTTCGAGTTTATCACTTTGTATATACAAGCGCCTAGAGGGGTTTTCCCGTGTGGCAAACTCATGGCAACCCATATTAGAAAGACAACGATGGGCACTTTATGCCAAGACAAATACGCAACATATGCGACCCGTCTTTTGTGGCGGATGAGGCTTCGCAAGATGGCCCTGGTCTTGACGGGTGCCACGGTTTTCACCGTCTTTTTGCTGCCAAACAGTACGCTTTTTAACCACATGATGCTGGCGCAAATTTTTGGATGGCTTGCCCTGATATTTGCAGAACTTTGGTTTTTCTGCGTCTTGCGCCGGAAATTTTGAAACATCCGATGGCAAGGGGCAGCAGGGCCAGGCAGAGTAGGGCGGGGGGTCATCTCCAAAAAGACGTAACGCCAAGCATGAAGCCAAAAACAGCCCACATGATTCGATAAAGCGGTTCAGCATTCCGTTCGCGCTGGGCATCTTGTTCGTTATTCTTTTTTTCTTGCAAGTGCCAGTTATCTTTGCGCTCCCGCTCTTTATCCCTGGCCTTTTCGGCATTTTCTTCGGCCATGATTTCTCTTACCGCTGCTGGCGAGAGAGCTCCCCAGTATTGCGAAACTGCCTCCAGGCGAGCAAGTTCTCGTCGCTGGTTATTTGCCATTGCATCAATCTCCGCGATTCTTTTGGCTTTAAAAGATTTTGCTTCTGCTATGTGTGCGAGAAAACGTTTCTCAAGATCGGTAGGTGATCTCATGCTTGGGTATTGATCTTCTTTTTATTTGCAACGGACCGCATGGGCGTAGTTGTTCGTTGGAAGCGAAACATTGCGAGACTCAACCGTCTTCCCACTTGCCCAGTACGGTGCCCAGCACCTTGAATTTTTCGCGGATGGGTTCGTGGGACAGGTTCAGCGGCTGGAGCCACTTGCGGCCATCCTCGTTTTTGAAGACCTTGAAGGTCACCTCGTCAGAGCCTTCGAGGCAGGCCACCACGCGGTCGCCGTTGTCGGGCATGCGCTTTTCGGGGTCTACAAAAATGAAGCAGCCCTCGGGGTAGGTGCGGCCGTGGGGCGCGGTCATGGAGTCGCCGCGCACGCGCAGGGTAAAGGTGCTGCTGGTGTGGTTCACCGGGCAGTCGAACCAGCGCTCAGCCTCACCAGGTGGCAAAAGGTCTTCTGCTTTGCACCATGCGCCGGCCTGAATCCATGAGATCAACGGTACCCGGCCACGGATGTCGGGGCCGGGGGAGACGTTAGAAGCAGGGGCACTTCCAATAATTGTTTGTATGCCGCTGGCGTCTTGCACTTCTTTAGCCAGTCTTGGGCTAATTTGCGCAATTGAACACTTCAAACCCGTGGCATAGGTTATTGCAGCCTCAAGACTCACGGGCCGATGGCCACTGCAATGCTGGCTGAGCATTGAAGCGCCGCCTGGGACTTTGAATTGCCGAGCGAATGCAGCTTTATTGCTCACGCTTTGAAAAAGCCGCGTGAGATTGGCTGCCTCTTGTTCTTTTGTCCAGATTTCTAACATATAGCAATGCTATATAAATAAATGTTTAGCATGGCTACCATTCAGCATTTAGCTATGCTAAATTAAAGGGATGGAAACATCAAAAACCCCGTTCAAAGAAGCTTGCGACATTGTTGGCTCACAGGCTGAAATGGCAAGAATTCTTGCCATCACACCCGGCATGGTGAGTCAGCTTGCCAACGGTCATCGGCCCGTCCCAATCGAACACTGCTTGGCAATTGAGCGGGCCGTCAGTGGGCAGATCACGCGTCAAGCACTTCGACCAAAAGACTTTCGTCGCATCTGGCCCGACTTGTCTTCCGCCGACCCCATCCTCGAAGCTCAAATAGCCGAAGCAGCCAAGGCCGGCTTGATCGAGCGCCGCGTCGGCCCGGCTGATCGCCGCATCAAGAAATCCGCCTGACCGCATCTCCAGCGGCAGCGCATCGAACACCAAAACCCAAGGATTTTTCATGCCACTGAACCTCAAGCGGACGCAGCGCGTCGTCACATACCTAAACGACAAGGAATACATCGACCTGCTCAAGAGCGCAGCGCGCTTTGACAAGCGCCCTGGCGACTTCGTTCGGTTTGGTTTGCTGCGGGACATGTATGGCAGTTTAGGCATGGACGCCTCGCTGCACAACGAAAACGACAGTGCCGATGAGGCACAAGAGCAATGAATACAGCACTTCCCGCCGACCTGCGCGCCGTCAAGGATGGCCGTCACCCGCTGACCGCCGCCGAACGCATGGCCCGGATTCTTCGTGACAACACCAACAACCGATTCTGCACGCCGTTTTCCCGCGACCCGGCGGGCATCAACACTGTGGTGCTACAGGACAAGGACAAGACGCATTCCTTGAAAAGGGCAGCGATTTAAGCGACATGGGCGCGCTTTTCATTCGCCCACAAAAAAGCCGGTACTGCGCAAACAGCCCGGCTTTTTCTATTCATAAAAAAAAAAGAAAGTCTCCTCTTATGTCTGCCTCTATTTTAACCAAAAACCTGCCTTGGCGGGGATTCACGGCAGCGCTCAAATGATGTCCAAATCAAACGCCCCCGAGCTGCGTCCTTTCGACGGCTCCAAAATTCCGCAGACCCTCAAAAGCGAACGCCGATGGGCGCCGTGGAAAGCGGTCTTCAACGAAAAGCGCCAGAAGTACGACAAGATTCCGCACCAGGCGCAAGCCCCGTTTTACGGCCTGAGCACGGCCAAGCCAGAACGCTGGTACAGCTACGAGCAGGCGCTCAAGGCCTACCAGGACAACCCGGCGCTGTTCGCCGGCGTGGGCTACGTGATGACGCGCCCGCACGGCGTGGTCGGCATTGACCTGGACAACTGCGTGCAGGACAATACCATCGCGCCCTGGGCGCTGGAGGTGATCGAGGCGCTGGGCAGCTACACCGAGATCTCGCCCTCGGGCCATGGCCTGCGCATCCTTGCCGAGGGCGAGATTGCCAACGACTGGACCAACCACGAAACCGGCATCGAGGTCTATGGCGGCCACGAACCCCGGTTTCTGACCGTCACCGGGCAGCGCCTGAAAACCTCTGCACACCAGGTGCTGGCCCCGGCTGCCGGCGCACTGGCCGCGCTCGATGCCCAATACGCCAGGACCAAGAGCACGGCAACCATCATCAGCCTGCACCTGCCCGAGCTGATTGATGAGTTGCTGTTGCCCGACCTGGCCAGCCTGGAGCTGCCTTACCAGGCGCGCGACTTCCTGGAGTCGGGGGAGCACCGCGGCGACCGCTCGCGCGAGCTGTTTGCCTCGGCAGTGGCTCTCTACGCGGCCGGCCTGCCCGATGACCAGGTGTTCAGCGTGCTGGCCAGCAGCCCGCACGCCTTTGACGTGGCCATGGATCACCGGCGCTACGACAGCGACCGGGCGCTGATGTACCTGTGGGTGGAGCACTGCCAGAAGGCCAAGGGCCGGGCCACCAGCAAACTGGCGACTCTGGCCGATTTCGAGGACGTCACGCCAGTGGCTGCCCAGCCCCGGGCGGTGATTGACCCGGGCGCCGCCTTTTCAATTGACGACTTCGACGACGTTTCAGGGTCAATTACGGCGATTGCGCAGGCGGGCTCTGCGCAAGATGCTACTAAATCAGTAGCGCCTAAGCCGATGCGCTTTGCTTTCAGCCAGGCGGCTGACTATCTGAAGCGCAAACCGGTCACCTGGCTGATCAAGAAGGTGCTGCCACACGGCGATGTGGGCGCCATCTTTGGCGAGTCGGGCGCAGGCAAGAGCTTTTTTACCCTGGACCTGGTCATGGCCATCGCGGCCGGCACGCCCTGGAAAGGGCATGACGTCAACCAGGGGACGGTGGCCTATGTCTGCGCCGAGGGCGCCGGGGGTTTCACGGTGCGCCTGCGCGCCTACGCTGAGCACCACGGCATCGACCTGGCCCTGCTGCCTATCCACATTCTGGGCGACGCGCCCAACTTTCTGGAGAAGCAGGACATCAAGGACTTGTTGGCTGCGCTGCGCATGCTGCCGGGCCTGAAGGTCATCGTGGTGGACACGCTGGCGCAGGTGACCGCTGGCGGCAACGAGAACAGCGGCGAGGACATGGGCCGGGCGCTGGCGCACTGCCGGGCCTTGTCCAAGGGCACAGGCGCCATGGTGCTGCTGGTGGCCCACAGCGGCAAGGACAGCGCCCGGGGCCTGCGCGGCTGGTCGGGCATCAAGGGCGCGCTGGACGTCGAGATCCTTGTCGAGCGCAGCGACAAGTACCGCAGCGCCACCATCACCAAGATGAAGGACGGCGACGGCGAGGGCGAGGAGTTCGCCTTCAGCCTGACAAGCGTCACCGTGGGCCAGGACGAGGACGGCGATGACGTCACCAGCTGCGTGATCCAGCATGGTGCGAACGTGGCCAAGTCAGATCGCAAGGCTGAGCCAAAGGGTGTTTGGCAACAGGTCGTGATGCGGCAAGCGGTGAGCCTCACGGATCTGCCCGGGACTGTCACGACCGATCAACTTATCAACGCCGCGGTGGCTGATATGCCAGCGGAAGAGGGCAAGCGCGACCGCCGTCGCAATCTTGTGATGCGCGCGATGGAAGCTCTTGTTGCCGCAAACAGGCTTTCAACCACTGGCGGCGTGGTGAATGTGCTTTGAATTGCGGGTTAAACGTGCAAATTTTTACTGCCACATCCGCCACTTCTTTACCACTTGTGGCGCTTAGTGGCACGCCAAATGCCACATCTGCCACAACACCCTTTAGGGGTGTGGCAAGTGTGGCGCGACGAGGGCGTTGGACAAACCTGAATCCGCAAATTTCAACAAACAACCGAACCCGTAATTTTTTACTTGAATGGTGGATATGACCGATAACCTAAATCAGTCTGCAATGAGCAAGCATTTGCCCTACGAGGCCAGGCAGGCCCTTGTACGGGCCGCGCAGACCCTTGGCACGCCCATGGCCCGGGTGAAAGCCATCGACGCGGCCAAGGCGCGCATCCGGGCACGGTTTCCACACCTGTTCAGGGCCTGAGCCGTGCAGGTGGCTGTCAATGAGATTGGTCGGCGCGTGGGGGACAGCCACCACAACGCGAAGCTAACAAACCATGAGGTCGAGCTGCTGCTGGTCATGTACCAGGAGGGCCTGGGCTACCGCCGGCTGGCCGCCAAGTTCGAGATCAGCAAGAGCCAGGTGCGCAATATCTGCAAGGGCAGGGCGCGGTGCCAGTCGGCCAGTGACTGGCGTACGGTGCACGTAACCGGCTAGGCCCGGCCCACCATGGGCTGCATGTACCGAGACCGACAACTCCTTATCCTTGAAATTTGCGAGCGCCTGAGCGAGGGTGAGCCGCTGGCCCATATCTGCCGGGATCCGCACATGCCCGGCATCACGGCCGTCTGGGCCTGGGCAAAGGACAACGCCGAGTTTTCCGAAAGCATCGCACGCGCACGCGAGGCGGGTTTTGACATCATCGCTGCTGACTGCCTGGAGATATCCAACACGCCGCGCATGGGCACCAAGGTCGTCAGCAAAGAGTGGGGCAAAGAGATCACCGAGGCGGACATGATCGAGCACCGCAAGCTGCAGATCGATACGCGCCTGAAGCTGCTGGCCAAGTGGGATCCCAAGCGCTACGGCGACAAGCAGCAGGTGGAGCTCAGCGGCCAGGTGGACACGGTGGCCACCCTGATTGCAGCGCGCAAACGCAGTGGCCGCTGAATGGGATCTACCTATCGAAAAAGTACTGGTTTTTTTACCCTCGATAACAGTAGATTATCGTGACTAAAGCTAAAAACGAGCACCCTGAATTGATGCTGGCCACGGATCTGGCCAGCTTCTACGACGACCCGCTGGGCTTCGTCATGTACGCATTCCCCTGGGACACCGACCCTACGCTGCAGCTGGTGAAGCTGTCCAGCCCCTGGGATCTGATCTACGGCAGCGACTATGGGCCCGATGCCTGGGCCTGCGAGCTGCTGGAGAGCATTGGCCAGGACGTGTGCGACCGCAAGTTCGACGGGGTCACGGCCGTGCCGCCCATCCAATACGCAGTGAGTTCAGGACACGGCATTGGCAAGTCGGCCATGGCGGCCTGGCTGACGCTATGGATCATGTCCACCCGGCCCCACAGCAAGGGCGTGGTGACCGCCAACACCGGCGAGCAGCTCAGCTCCAAGACCTGGGCCGGCGTGAGCACCTGGCTGGCCAAGTCAATCGTGCGGCACTGGTTCACCATCACCACCGGCAAGGGGGCCATGCGCCTCATGCACAAGCAGTTCCCCGACAGCTGGCGGGTGGACGCCCAGACCAGCCGCGAGGAGAACAGCGAGTCGTTTGCCGGCCTGCACGCGGCCAGCTCCACGCCGTGGTATTTGTTCGACGAGGCCAGCGCCATCCCCAGCAAGATCTGGGAAGTGGCCGAGGGCGGCAAGACCGATGGCGAGCCGATGCACTTCTGCTTTGGCAACCCAACCCGCAATACGGGCGCGTTCGCTGAGTGCTTTGGCAAGCAGCGCCACCGCTGGAACGTGCGGATGATCGACTCGCGCAGCGTGGCCATTACCAACAAGACGCTGCTCGGCCAGTGGGTGCGCGACTACGGTGAAGACAGCGACTTCGTGAAGGTGCGCGTGCGGGGCGTGTTCCCGAATGCGTCCAGCCTGCAGTTCATCCCGCGCGAACTGGTGGACGAGGCCATGACACGCCAGCCAGCTGCCGAGCGCTTCATCGGTCGCACCGCGGCCATCGGGGTGGACGTGGCGCGCTTTGGCGATGACCAGAGTGTGATCCGCACCCGGGTGGGGCGCGACGGCGTGGGGATTGCCGTGAAGCGCTACCGCGAGCTCGACACCATGCAGCTGGCCAGCCGGGTGGCTGAGCACATCGACTACGTCAAGAGCATGGGCATGGTGCCGGTGGTGTTCGTCGACGGCGGCGGCGTGGGCGGTGGCGTGGTCGACCGGCTGCGCCAGCTCAACCATGACGTGGTCGAGGTCCAGTTCGGCGGCAAGGCTGACGACGCCCGCAAGTACCTCAACAAGCGGGCCGAGATGTGGGGCCGGGCCAAGGAGTGGCTGAAGATCGGCTGCCTGGCCAAGGACGAGGCGCTGGTGACCGACCTGACCAGCGTCGAGTACCAGTACACCGCCAGCGACCAGATCCAGCTCGAGAGCAAGGAGCACATGAAGCAGCGCGGCCTGGCCAGCCCAGACGATGGCGATGCGCTGGCGCTGACCTTTGCCTATCCCGTGCCGGAGTACCAGCTGCCCAAGGAGTCCGCACACGGTGCACGTAACAGCAGCCCCAGGCGCGAGTATGACCCGTACCAATCATTGAACCAAGGCTGAATCATGTGTGAACCTGTATCCATTGGCCTGGCGCTGGGGGCGTCTGCCAGCACTGCTGCTGCGGTGGGCACCATGGCCTACATCGGCGCGGCCGGCGTAGTGGGCCAGGCCTACAGCGCCAACCAAGCCAAGGGCGCGCAGCAAGACGCCAGCAACCAGGCCACCGCTGCGGCCAAGGTGCAGGCCGACCAGGCCGACCAGGCCAACAACCGTGCCAACGCCAAAGGCCCTGACATCGGCGCGATGGACTCGGCCAACTCCATGGCGGCCAAGGGCGGCCAGAGCGGCACGCTGCTGACCGGCGCGCTGGGCGTGGATCCCAAGAGCCTGCTGCTGGGCAAGTCCACCTTGCTGGGCGGCTAAGCGATGGCTGAACTCGCGCCACGCGAGCGCCTGTACACCCGCTGGTCTGCGCTCAAGAGCGAACGCGCAAGCTGGTGGGGCCATTACCAGGAGCTCAGCGACTTCATCCTGCCGCGCTCGGGCCGGTTCTTTTTGCAAGACCGCAACCGGGGCAACAAGCGCCACAACAACATCTACGACAACACCGGCACCAAGGCGCTGCGCGTGCTGGCCGCTGGCATGATGGCTGGCATGACCAGCCCGGCGCGGCCATGGTTTCGCCTGGCCACACCGGACGCGGACCTGAACAACAGCCCGGCCGTCAAGCTGTGGCTCAGCCAGGTCACGCGGTTGACGCTCGACATCTTCGCCAAGTCCAACACCTACCGCGCGCTGCACAGCATGTACGAGGAGCTGGGCACGTTCGGCACGGCGTCGAGCATCATCATGCCGGACTTCAAGAACGTCATTCACCACTATCCGCTCACCACGGGCGAATACTGCATCGCGCAGGACTGGCGCGGCAACGTGGTCACGCTGTACCGCGAGTTCCAAAAGACGGTGGGCGAGATGGTCACCGAGTTTGGCCGCGACAAGTGCTCGACCAGCGTGCAGAACCTGTGGGACCGGGGCAGCCTGGACCAGTGGATCACCATCATCCACGCCATTGAGCCGCGCACCGACCGCGACGCCTCCAAGCGCGACAGCCTGAACATGCCGTGGAAGTCAGTCTACTTCGAGTTGAACAATGCGGACAAGGGCCGCTTCCTGAGCGAGTCGGGCTTTAAGAACCTGCCCGCAATCGCTGCGCGTTGGGCGACCAGCGGCGGCGACGTGTACGGCAACAGCCCCGGCATGGACGCGCTGGGTGACATCAAGCAGCTGCAGCACGAGCAGATGCGCAAGGCCCAGGGCATCGACTACATGACCAAGCCGCCCATCCAGGTGCCTGCCAGCATGAAGGGCCGCGACGTGGACACGCTGCCGGGCGGCATCAGCTATGTGGACCAGGCGGGGCCGGCCGGGGGCATCCGCACCGCGTTCGATGTGCGCATTGACCTGAGCCACCTGCTGGGCGACATCCAGGACGTGCGCGAGCGCATCCGGGGCGCATTTTCTGCGGATTTGTTTTTGATGCTGGCCAACTCCACCAACAGCGCCATGACCGCCACGGAAGTGGCAGAGCGGCATGAGGAAAAGATGCTCATGCTTGGCCCCGTGGTTGAGCGCCTGCACTCGGAAATGCTCGACCCGCTGATCGAAGCCACGTTCGAGCACGCGCTGGCCGCCGGCATCGTGCCGCCGCCGCCGCCCGAACTGCAAGGCATGGACCTGAACGTCACCTATGTCTCGATGCTGGCGCAGGCCCAGCGCGCTATTGCCACCAACGGCGTGGACCGGTTCGTCGGCAACTTGGGCCAGATCGCCAGCTTCAAGCCTGACATCTTGGACAAGTTTGATTCCGACATTTGGGCCGACAAATACAGCGACATGCTGGGCGTCGATCCCGAGTTCATCGTGCCGTCCGACAAGGTGGCCCTGATCCGCAACCAGCGCGCCAAGCAGCAGGCGCAAGCCGCGCAAGTCGCCCAGGCCGAGCAGGCTGCATCGGCTGCGCAAAAGCTGGGCACCGTCGCCACCCCGAACGGCAACGCCGGCAACGACATCATGCAAGCCTTCTCGGGCTACACCACTTCCTAAGGCATCCATGGAAAACATGAACATCAAGTCCGAGGGCGGCGAATGCTACCCGTCGGGCGACTACGACTGCAGCCCCACGATCCACTTGAGCGATGAGCAGTGTGAGGCGCTGGGCATTACCACGGCACCGGCGCCCGGCACGGTCTACATGCTCAAGGTGCGCGCCGTCGCCACCCGCGTGACGGCTGAAGCGGAGGAGGCTGACGAGGTCAAGGCAGAAGGCAATGCGCCCGACATCAGCCTGACGCTCAAGCTGACCGACATCGAGATTGCGCAGGGAGGCGGCAAGGACGCGGCCTCGATGCTGTACGGCGACTGAGCGGTGCACGTAAGCCGCTGACGCGCTTTTAACCTGCAGTCCTCTATGAGCCATTACGACCCTCTCGACACCGACAGCCAGGACAAGGCGCGCGTTGACTCCCGCACGCGGGACAAGCTCGCGCAGCAGACTGAGGCCGAGGATGTCAAGTGGCTCATGTCTAGCAAGCGCGGCCGGCGCATCGTCTGGCGGGTGCTCGACCGGGCAGGTGTTTACCGCCTCTCGTTCAACACCAACTCCATGACGATGGCGTTTGCCGAAGGCGCCCGCAACGAAGGCCTGCGCATGCTGGCCACGATTCACGCAGCTTGCCCCGACATGTACGCAACGATGCAGAAAGAAGCCATCGAATGAGATTCCGCCAATTTCGCCTGCAAAACGCCGAGGGGGCAGAAGGCTCCACTGGCGGCGCTGCACCGACAACCCTTATGACTGACGGTGCAAATACCACACCAGCCGGCAGTTCTACCGCATCGACTGAAGCGACGGGCACGCCCGCTGCCGGCGTCGATGCAAACCAGCAGCCCTTGACCGATGCCCAAAAGGCGGATGCAGCGGCGACCAAGGAAGCAGCCGACAAGACCGCAGCCGATGAAGCCGCGGCCTTGAAAGCCGCCGAGAAGGTTGCGCCCGAGAAGTACGAGCTCAAGGCGGCCGATGGCCAGGCCCTTGATCCCGAAGCGCTCGGCGAGTTGGAGGGCATCGCCCGCGAACTCAAGCTGTCCAACGAGGAAGCGCAGAAGGTGACCGACATCGGCGCGAAGCTCGCGCAGAAGTGGGAAGCCAAGCAGGCCGACACCATCCAGAAGGCTGCGGCCGAATGGGCGGCATCGGCCACGGCGGACAAGGAATACGGCGGCGAGAAGCTGACCGAGTCCTTGGCCACTGCCAAGAAGGCGCTCGACGCCTTCGGCACGCCGGAACTGCGCTCGCTGCTGAACGACTCCCGCCTGGGCAACCACCCTGAAGTCATCCGTTTCATGGTGCGCGCCGGCAAAGCAATCTCCGAGGACCGCATGGTCACCGGCGGCGCCGGGCCAGCCACGGCCAGCGCCAACGTCGCCAAGTCCCTCTACCCCCATCAGTCCTAAAGGAAAATTACCATGGCTTTACTCGCAGCTGGCGCCCTTACCCTCGCAGACTGGGCCAAGCGCCTCGACCCGGACGGCCAAGTGCCCAAGGTCGCCGAACTGCTCTCGCAGACCAACGAGATTTTGGAAGACGCCGTGTTCATGGAAGGCAACTTGCCGACCGGCCACCGCCTGACCATCCGCACCGGCTTGCCCCAAGTGTTCTACCGCATGATCAACCAGGGCGTGCCGACTTCCAAGTCCACCACCGCCCAAATTGACGAAGCCTGCGGCATTTTGGAGGCCCGCAGCCACATCGACGTCGAGCTCGCAAAGCTCAACGGCAACACGGCGGCTTTCCGCCTGTCCGAAGACCAGGCCTTCATCGAAGCGATGAACCAGACCATGGCCGGCGCCATGTTCTACGGCAACCCCGCCACCGACCCGCGCCAGTTCCTCGGCCTGCAGACCCGCTACAGTTCGCTGTCGGCGGGTAACGGCGCCAACATCCTGGACGCAGGCGGTACGGGCAGCAACAACTGCTCGATCTACCTGTGCGTGTGGGGTGACAACACCGTGTTCTGCCCGTTCCCGAAGGGCACCAAGGCCGGCCTGATGCACCAGGACCTGGGCGAAGAGTCGGTGCCGGACTCCAGCGGTAACTTCTACCAGGCCATGCGCGCGCTGTACCAGTGGAAAAACGGCGTGGCCGTCAAAGACTGGCGCTACGTGGTGCGCATTGCCAACATCAACGTCACCGACCTGGTGGGCCAGTCCGGCACGCAAGCGGCCACCGCCGCCACGCAGATCATCAACCTGATGAGCCGCGCCCTGGACCGCGTGCCCAACCTGTCCATGGGCCGCCCAGTGTTCTACGCCAACCGCACGCTGTACTCCATGCTGCGCGTCGCTGCGCTGAACAAGTCGAATGCCGCCCTCAGCGTTGAGCAGGCCCTGACCCAGTTCGGCACGCCGTACGCGCTGACCAAGTTCCTGGGCGTTCCTCTGCGCAAGGTCGATCAATTGTTGACGACCGAAAGCCGCGTGGTCTAAAGCAAGCCGGGGCTTCGGCCCCTGTTTCAACCCCATTTCAGGAAAACACCATGATTCTCGACAACGCTCTCTTTCTTTCCGGTGCAGTGTCTGCCACTGGCGTGCTGACCGGCCAGCTGGTCACGTCCAACAGCACGCTGTCCACCAACACGATGGACCTCGGCCCCTTGTCGCTGGGCGGCAACCAGGTCGGCGACCTCGGCGGCGGCGAGTCGCTGGAAATTGCCATCGGCATCCTGGCAGCGCCTACCGCCGCCACGACCGTGCAGTTCCAGCTGATTCAGGCCGACGATGCGGCGCTGACCTCGAACGTCCAGGTCATCAACCAGACCGATGCTTTCCCGATTGCCTCGCTGCCCGTCGGCACGCTGGTGCCTTTGCACGTTGACCGCGCCGCGCCTTACGCGCCCAAGCGCTACATCGGCGTGCGCTACATCGGCACCGGCACCGCGATTGCCACGCTGTCGGTCACGGCTGCTGTGGTCAAGAACGTCCAGGACCTGAAGAACATGTACTTCAAGTCCGGCTACTCCATCACCTAAAGGGCCAGCGCCAGGCTTGCGGGCCTGGCCGCGCCATCACGCCAACCCTTCCTCAATCACTGAAAGAAGACCATGCCCAAATACCGCGTCAAAGAGCTCTCGCTCATCGGCAACGAACTGTTCCAGGCCGGCGCCGAAGTCGAGTACGACGGCCTGCCCGCCGAAAACCTCGAACCGCTGTGCGACGAAGGCCGCGCCAAGTACCAGGAGTACTTGCTGAGCAACGAAACCCGCGTGCGCCGGATGGTCGCGCAAAACGCCGATAGCGCCGTGGGCGACCCGGCCGCGTTTGCTGCCGGCGTCACAGGCGCCATCAAGGAGCTGATTGCCCAGGGCGTGCTCGCCTCGCCGGCCAGCGCCAAAGGCAAGCCCAGCCTGGTGTAAAGCCCCGGCTGCGCAGTGAACAAGGGGCCAGCGTGCCCCTTTTCTTTTAAGGAGAAACGATTTTGGCCTCTGCCGTTGACATCTGCAACCAAGCGCTCAGCCACCTGGGCGACAGCGCCACCGTGGCCAGCATCGAGCCGCCTGAGGGCTCCGCGCAGGCCGAGCACTGCGCACGCTTTTATCCCATGGCGCTCAATGCCTTGCTGGAGATGCACCCGTGGGCCTTTGCCACCAAGCGCAGCACCTTGGCGCGGGTAGACAACCCCAGCACCACCTGGGCCTATTGCTATGCCATGCCCAGCAACACCATCAACTTGCTCTCGGTGCTGGCACCCGACGCGGCAGACGACTACAGCGCCAGCGTGCAAACCAGCGCGTCCGCCTATGACAGCAGCTATGCCCGCAGCGCCCAGGGCGGCGCCTACACCCCGCAGGACTTCAACCCCGAGATCGACGAGGCCGGCAACGACATCATCCTGACCAACCAGCTGGGCGCCGTGCTGCGCTACACCGCGCTGGTGACCGACACCACCAAGTTCAGCCCGTTGTTCGTCGAGTCGCTGGGCTGGCTGCTCGCCTCCAAGCTGGCCGGACCCGTGCTCAAGGGCGAAGTCGGCATGTCAGCCGCGCAAGCCTGCACCAAAACGTTTCTCTACTGGTTCGGCAAAGCCACCGACTCGGACGCCTCGCAGCGCCGCGCCACGCCCCGGCACCAAGTCGGCTGGATGAACGCACGATGAGCACGCGCAAGCTCACCATGGCCTTTTCCGGCGGCGAAGTCACGCCCGAGTTCTGGGGCCAGATCGGCGACGCCAAGTTTCAGTCTGGCTTGGCCACCTGCCGCAACATGCTCGTGCTGCCGCACGGCCCGGTGGCCAACCGCCCCGGCTTTGCCTTTGTCCGCGCCGTCAAGCTGCCTGCCAAGCGCACGCGCCTGATTCCCTTCACCTACAGCACCACGCAGACCATGGTGCTGGAGTTTGGCGACCAGTACGTGCGCTTTCACACGCAGGGTGCCACGCTGCTCTCGGGCGGCGTGCCTTACGAGGTCGCCACGCCCTACCTGGAGGCCGACCTGTTCGACCTGCACTATGTGCAGTCGGCCGACGTGCTCACGCTGGTGCACCCCAACTACGCCCCGCGCGAACTCAAGCGACTGGGTGCGGCCAGCTGGGCCTTGAGCCTGGTCAACTTTGCGCCGGCGCTGGCTGCGCCTGGCAACCTGCAGGTGTCGAGCAACGAGAAAGGCAAGGACTACACCTACCGCTACGTCGTCACCGCCAGCGACGCGGCAGGGGTGGGCATCGAGTCGGCCGCCTCGCTCGAATCTGTGGGCGTGTCGTCATTCGGCCTGCTCGGTGCCACCAATGACAACCCTGGCGCATTTACCTTCAGCGGGGATTTGCGCAACAACATGGCCGTGGGCACCGACGTCAAGTTCACCGCCGTGGGCGGCATGACCGCCGTCAACGGCGTTGTGTACACCGTGGGCACGATTGCCTACACGCCCAGCACATCCAGCGTGTGGGGCACGGCCATCACCGAGCTCACGCTCAAGCTGGCGGGAACGCCACTGGACACCACGGCGATGGGCGCCTACACCTCGGGCGGCACGCTCGAAGCACGCTATTCCGGCGTCAAGAACAACCTCTACATCACCGGCGGCAAAAACGACATCAGCTGGAATGTCGTGCCCGGCGCCGTGCGCTACGACGTCTATAAGTTCCAGGGCGGTCTGTTCGGCTACATCGGCCAGTCGGCCACCACCAGCTTCACCGACGACAACATCACGCCCAACATGGGCAAGACTCCGCGCGTCGCAGAAAACCCGTTCAGCAGCGCCGGCAACTACCCCGGCGCCGTCAGCTACTTCGAGCAGCGCCGCTGCTTTGCCGGCTCGATCAATGAGCCGCAAAACCTGCGCATGACCCGATCGGGCACCGAATCGGACTTTGCCTACTCGCTGCCGCTGCGCGACGACGACCGCATCAACGTGCGCGTGGCCGCGCGCGAAGCCAACACCATCCGCCACATCGTGCCGCTGGCCAACCTGGTGCTGCTGACGGCCGCCGCCGAGTGGCGCGTGACCAGCGTCAACTCCGACGCCATCACGCCGAGCTCGATCAGCGTCAAGCCGCAAAGCTACATCGGCGCGAGCAACGTGCAGCCGGTGATCGTCAACAACAACATCATCTTCGTGGCCAGCCGGGGCAGCCACCTGCGCGAGATGACTTACAGCCAGCAGGCCAACAACTTTTCGGGCGGCTACCTGAACGGCGACCTGTCCCTGCGCGCGCCGCACCTGTTTGACGGGCTGGACATCGTGGACATGGCCTACGCCAAGGCGCCATTCCCCACTGTGTGGGCCGTCAGCACGTCAGGCAAGCTGCTGGGCCTGACCTACGTGCCCGAGCAGCAGGTGGGCGCCTGGCACCAGCACGACACCGACGGAGCTTTCGAGTCCTGCTGCGTCGTGGCAGAAGGCGCCGAAGACGTGCTCTACGCCGTGGTCCGGCGCACGATTGGCGGCGTGGCTACGCGCTACGTCGAGCGCCTGCACAGCCGGCAGTTCACCGCACCCGCCGATGCTTTCTTCGTGGACTGCGGCGCCACCTATGACGGCGCGGCCACCACCATCGTCAGCGGCCTGAACTGGCTCGAAGGCAAGACCGTCAGCGTGCTGGGCGACGGCGCCGTGTTCCCGCAGAAGGTCGTCACGGGCGGCGCTATCACGCTCGAGCAGGCTTGCACCAAGGTGCAGGTGGGCCTGCCCATCACCGCCGACGTGCAGACGCTGCCCCTGTCAGCCCAGATCGACGCTGCCTACGGGCAGGGCCGGCTGAAGAACCTCAACAAAGTCTGGCTGCGCGTGTACCGCTCCTCGGGCGTGTTTGCCGGGCCGTCGGTGGACCGGCTGGTGCAGTTCAAGCAGCGCACCACCGAAGCCTATGGCGCCGCGCCGGCGCTGCGCACCGACGAGCTGGAGATCACGCTGGAGCCCAGCTGGCAGTCCGGCGGCCAGATCTACGTGCGCCAGTCGGACCCGCTGCCGCTGACACTGGTGTCAATGACGGTGGAGGCCGCGCTCGGTGGCTAAGGTCCGGCTGGTCATCCCTGGCGCGCATCACCTTCGCCTGATCGCGCAGCGCCTGCGCCAGGCTGACCGGCAAGAACTCGCCGCCATGCACGGCGCAGGCCTGGACCTGCTGGAATGCCTGCAAACCGCCGTCAGCGCCAGCGAAGAGGCGTTTGTCGCGCTGGCTGGCGACGAGCCCATTGCCGTGTTCGGCGTTGCGCCCGTCTGCTTGTTGGGCGGCATGGGCTGCCCGTGGCTGTTGGGCACCGATGCCATGGACAGGCGTGGGCGCGAGATCGTCACGATCAACCGCCAGCACGTGGCGCGCTGGGGCCAGCGCTACACCTGCCTGTTCAACTACGTGGACGCGCGCAACCTGCGCTCCATTGCCTGGCTGCGCCATACCGGCTTCATCGTCTGGCCGGCCGAGCCCCGCGGCCTCAACGGTGAGCCCTTCCACCGCTTCGAGCGGTGCACGTAACCCGGAGTTGACCCCGCACAGTCAAGCCCATTCCACCACCGGGTTTGATATGTGCAATGCAGCCGCAGCCATGACGATGCAGGGGGCAGGCGCTGCCAGCTCTGCGTTAGGGGCCTACTACGGCGCCCAGTCTCAAAAGGCCTCCCTGAATTTGTCTGCCGACATGGCCGACATCAATGCCCGCATGAGCGAAAGCGCCGCGCAGGCCACGCTCCTGACCGGCGACCGTGAAGAAGGCAAGAGCCGCATCGCCACGGCCAACCTCAAAAGCGCCCAGCGCACCGGACTGGCCGCCAACGGCGTCGACCTGGGCGTGGGCAGTGCCAAAGACATCCTGACCACCACCGACGTGATGGGCGAGATGGACGCCAACACCATCCATGCCAACGCCGTGCGCAGCGCCTGGGGCTACCGCACGCAGGCCGTCAACCAGAGCAACCAAGCCCTCATGGCCCGGGCCAGCGCTGGCGCCATCAGCCCGCTGATGTCGGCCACCACTTCGCTGCTGGGCAGCGCTGGGTCGGTGGCGTCCAGCTGGTACGCCTATGGCAAGAACATGCCCGGCCAAGACCCGACTGGGAACTTTTACCAGCGCGGTACGCGCGGATCGGGAGATTAAATTGCCGCGCGTTCCAACCTATGACAACTTCCAGACTCAAGTGTCTGGCCAGCCCAATGTGCAGCTGCAGGCGCCCAGCGGCCCCACGCCCGGCAGCATTGCGGCCGAGCAGGCCAGCCAGTTCGGCCAGGCCGCTACGCGCGCAGGCGATGCCGCCGGGCGCATTGCGCTCGACGTGGCAGACCAGGCCAACCAGGTGCGCGTCAACGATGCACGCAACCAGCTCGCGATTGCCCAGCAGGACCTGACGTACAACAAGGACAGCGGCTTCCTGACCCGGAAGGGCGCCAATGCGTTTTTGGACAACGAAGGCAAGCCACTGGAAAAGCCGCTCGACCTGGACTATGGCGAAAAGCTCAAGGCCCAGATCGACGGCATCAGCGCCAACCTGGGCAACGACGCCCAGCGCAAGGCATTTGGCCAGCACGCCGGCAGCGCCGCCGCGCAGTTCCACGGCCAGCTACAAAGCCACACGCTCAAGGAGTTCGGCCAGTACAAGGATGCCACCGACGACGCCACGGCCAAGCTGGCCGGGCAGAGCGCCGGGCTGAACTGGAATAACCCCGACGCGGTGAATGCCTCGCTGGGCCAGGCCAAAGCCGCCATCCGCTCCAAAGCCGAGCGCGCCGGGCTGGTGGGCACGCCGTTCGACGAAGCCGTGCTCGCCGGTACCAGTGCCATCCATGAACGCGTGATTCAGGCGGCGCTGCAGAACCGCAACCCAGCCTATGCCGCGACCTACATGAAGGAGGCGCGCGAGAAGGGTGAGATGACCGCGAGCGACATCATGAAAGTGCAAGGCCATATCACCGAGGCCGATGCGCTCAAGCAGTCGCAGGCTGCTGTGCAGCAGCAAACGGTGGCCGCCATGCCGGCAATTGCGCCGACGGGCTTTGACCGGCTGAAGGCTGTCCGGACACAGATTGAATCGGGCAGCATGGGCGACTTTAAGCCGGATGGCACGCCGGTCACCTCATCGGCGGGGGCGAAATACAAGAACCAGGTGATGGATGCCACGGCAGCTAACCCTGGGTTCGGGATTAAGCCGGCCAACACCAGCGGAACCCCGCAGCAGGTGGCCGCCGAATACAACCGTGTTGGTGATGAACTGCTTGAAAAGCTTGTCCAGAAATACGGGAACGCTTCGCAGGCTTTGGCGGCGTACAACGCTGGGTCTGGCCGGCTGGATCAGGCACTCAAGGATGCGGCCAAGGGGCGCAGCGGCAGCAGTGACTGGCTGAGCTACATGCCGCCAGAGACCCAGGCCTATGTAGCCAAGGCAACCAAGATTCTGGCTGGCAGCGGCCCCGTGGCTCCGCGCCCGACCGAACTCGATTTTGTCAACGGCGCGCTGGCCCGGCTTGGCCCGGATGCTTCGCCGCAGGCCGTCAAGCACACCACCGAGGCCGCGCGCACGCAGTTCGGCGTCATCAACAAGACGCTGAATGAAAAGGGCGACAACGCGCTGGCCGATGCGCAGCGCTGGGTGCTCGACAACAAGGCCACCAGCCTGGCGCAGTTGCCGCCGCCTCTCAAGGATGCCCTGATGCAGTTCGCGCCCGGCAAGATGGACGACCTGGGCAACTTCGCCAAGGCGCAGGGCAACGTGCCGACCGACTGGCCGACCTATACCGCCTTGCGCGCCCTGGCCGCCAATGAGCCGAAGGCCTTTGCCGCGACGGATCTGCGCCAGCACTTCATGGCTTTGGCGCCCGCTGAGCGCGAAAAGCTCGTTGACCTGCAAACCAAGGCCAAGACGCCTGAGGGTCAGAACGACATCGCCACGCTTGGGCAGCAACTCGCCACGGCGCATGGCCTGCTGGGCCTGAAAAACAGCGACCACAAGAAAAAAGGCCAGTTTGACGATGCGGTCACCCAGGCGCTGGCCGCTGAAAAGCGCGACAAGGGCAAGGCGCTCACCTTCGAGGAGCGCGACCGGGTCATCAAGCGAATGATGCTGCCGGCGCGCGACCTTGAAACCTCTTGGATTTCCGACGAAAAGCGCATCTACCAAGTTGCCGGAACGCCCGACGAAAAACAGCGGCCGCCCAACTTGGGCGACGACGACCGCAAGCTCATCACCATCGCACTCGCAGACGAAGGCGTGCAACCCACAGAACAGAACATTACTGCGCGCTTCAAGCTGCGCTACGGAATCAAATGACCAATCCCTTTGCCCTGTCCGAGATCGCGAGCTCCGCAACGCCTGTCGCAGATGCTGCCAACCCGTTCGCCATGCCCAACATCGAAGCTGGCCAGCGCACCGCCCTGCGCGCCAGCGTGATGGGCGCCATGGACGGCAACCCGGACAGCGCGGCCAAAGCGCTCAAGCTGTCGCGGCAAACTGGCCTGCCCTATGGCGTGGTGGGTGCCAATCTGGACGCCGTGGAGCGCGATTACACCCTGTCTGCCTACGACCGGATGATTCAGGGCGCACCCAAGACCGCGCAATTTCTGAGCGTGCCGCAAAACGCCGCGCTGGCGCACGATGACAGCGGCGTGCTCAAGGCTGTCGAGCAGGGTTTCGGCTCACTGCTCAAGTGGGCGATGGGCAATGGTGACAACCAGGGTTTTATCGGCTCTGCAAAGGCAGCGCCGTACGTGATGGCGGGCGCCTACACCGGCGTCAAGCGCGCGGCGGTCGATCTGGTCGAGCCGTTCGCCCGTGCGGCAGTCGGCCCTGACAACCTGTTCGCCCGCTCATCGGCGCTGTACGGCGAGCAGTCTGCAGACTTTGCCGCGCAGGCCAAGCGAGTCAACCCGCCAAGCGACGGCATCGTGGCCGGCGGTTTGGACTCGGGCGGCAATTCCTTGATGCAAAACGCCAAGTACCTGCCGCTGGCCCTGCTCGGGCCGGCGGGCGCCGGCGTGGCGTTGGCAGGCATGGCGGGTGAAACCTTCGGCATGTCCTACAACAAGGCCGCCGACAAGGGCATCCCGCTGGGCACGCGCGTGCTGTACGCGGCGGCCGATGGCGTGATCGAGTGGGGCACGGAAAAGGGGCCGCTGGGCGCGCTGGTGCATGGCGTGAAGATGGGCGCGCCCTTTATGCAGACGGTACTGAAAAACGCCTGGCAGGAAAACAAGGGCGAGCAGGTCGCCACGCTGCTGCAGGACCTCAACGAATGGGGCGTGCTCAATCCGGACAAGCCATTTTCCGACTACGTGAAGGAGCGCCCAGCCGCGGCTGCTCAGACGCTGATCGCCACGCTGGTGGGCGCCGGCGGCAATGTCGCCATCGCCGAGACAATGCAGGGCGCTACCGACCTGGTGACCGGGCGCCAGCGCAAGGCCGAATACCAGGCCCAGCGCGCCGAACAATCCGCGCAGGTGCTCGAATCCCTGCAGACCACGATGCAAGCCAGCAAGTTGCTGGAGCGCGACCCCGACACGCTGCGCAGCTACATGCAGAGCCTGGCCGACGAGGGCGTGCCGCAGGTGTTCATTGACTCGGCCGCGCTGCGCGAGTCGGGCATTGACCTGCAGGCGCTGGCCCAGATGGTGCCCAGCATCGCCAGCCAGCTGGACCAGGTGCAGACCGGCGGCGACCTGGTGATTCCCACCGGGGAGCTGCTGACCAACACCGTGGGTACCGAGTTCGCCCAGAGCTTGATCGAGCACGCCCGTACGGAAGAAAACGGCATGAGCCGCGCCGAGGCGAAGGTCTACATGCAGGAGCAGGGCAACGCCATCAACGCCGAGATTGAGCGCGTGATGGCCGAAAAAGACAACGACGCCGAGTTCAAGGCCGGGCGCGACACGGTGCAGGCGCAGCTCCTGACGCAATTGAACGAGGTCCAGCGCTTTACCGGCAAGGTCAATGAGCAGTACGCAACGCTGGCGGCCAACTTCTACGCGGTGATGGCTGCGCGCACCGGCATGAGCGTGACGCAGTTTGCCGATACCTACAAGCTGGGGATTTCGGGGCAGAGTGGCACCGGGTCGGGGATGTACGACCAGGCCGATCGCGTCCATCCTGAACTGCTGGACCTGGTAACAAAAAGCCTTGATTCCGAGGCGCATGTGCAAGGCAAGGTTTCTGTTGGCGCGGTCCGTCCTTCATTGGTGGCTTTAGTCAAGTCCGCCGGTCTTGATATTTCAGGGTTTACCCACGCGGTTGATACGTCCGCCATTCGGCACATCTGGAAAAACCATTCAGATGAAAAGACTGAAACAGCCAGGGGCAATGTTGCGGTAACCAAGGCCGATATCGCTCGAATTCCCGAGGTCTTCAACGCACCGGATAAGGTGGTTCTTGGTCTGAAAAACAAGATCGGGCGCGAAATGATCGGCTATCTCAAGCAGATGCCAGATGGCTCGACGCTGTATTTTGAGGAAGTAAGGACGGGGAAGAAAGAACTGGCGGCGCTAAGCCTGAGGAAATACCCTGCGACGACTCCTGTAACTTCCATCGAGGAAGACCTTCGTCACATACGTTCAAAACCGACTTCGCAGGGAACTGTCAGTATATTGGACGTGCCCAAGGAAGGCAACACTTTAGAGCAGTCGGCAGCGAACGACCTGGTCGTCACCCACAACCTGACCGCCGACAACCTGATGCACGCCAAGAAGATGGGCGGCATTGCCGTGCCCAGCTTAGCCATCACCAAAAAGGACACGCCGCTGACGGGTTTCGGTGAAATCACATTGATCGGCAACAAAGAGCTTGCCGACCCCAAGGGCTACGCCGGCACCAAGGTGTTCGGCGCCGACATCTACAGCCCGCGCTACCCGAGCGTCGAGCGCCAGTTGAACCCCAAGGCTGTTGCGGCGCTGGTCAAGGGTTTGAATGGCGTGAAAGCCAAGGTGGGACGCCTGGAGCTTGACAGCCAGGAACTGGAACGCAACGGCGAGCGCGAGCTTGGGCGCAACGTCGTTGTCATGGCCAAATTCCTGGAGGACCACAGCATTGCGCCAACGGTCGTTTCCGCCGAAACGCTCAACCCTGCGCGCGTGGCGCGCCTCAAGGCGTTCGGGCTGGGCGAGTTCATGGATGCTACCGATATTTACACACTGCTGGACAGCCAGAAGTTCATTGACGCGGCCATGGCTGAGCAGATCGACGCAATGGAGCAGGCCGGGGTCGATGCGCGCGGCCGACTGGCAAAGATGCGCACCGACGAGCCCACGCGGCGCAACTTTGCACGCGATACCGCGTATGCCCTCGTCGCCGACGCCAAGCAGCGCGCCAATCCCACGCCCGACAAGTACAAGACGTTTGCCGCGATTGAAGCGCAAATCAAGGACGCCGGCCTGCAAGAAGCGTTTGATGCCAGCGTCAACGATATGCTCCAGGGCATTACCCAGTCTGAGCGTATTGGGCAGGGCTTTACCAACAGCGGCAACCGCAAGTACATCCCGCACACGCTGGAAAATGTCGTCAACCTGCTGAAAAAAGAACTGCGCGGCGGCGAGAATTTCAACTATGGCGTCGGCTCGCTGCGCGCCAAATTCACGCCGCAGTACAAGACCATCGACCAAATCCGCAAAGCCAAGGACAAGTTGGTCAGTGCCGAGCAGTTCGAGGCCATCAAGAAAGAGATCGACGCCGAGTTCAGCGCGCTGCAGGCAGTCACGGCAGAGGAGGGGTTAAGGGGCGTGAGCAGCGAAACGCTGGTCGCTATTCTGGAAGATGCGCCCAAAATGGGACTAGATCGCGCCGCCAAAGAGTACTCCGTGGTGCTCAGCGACGAAGCCAAGGCGCAGGCGGTTGCCTTCCTGAACAAGTTGCGCGAGCTGCCAACTGCTTATTTTGAGGCTAAGGTGCTGCGCTCTGTCAGCCCGTCCGAGTTTCAGGGGGCAGTCGTCCCGGAGGGCACCAGTGCCGATGCGCTCAAATACCTGAAGGACAGCGGCATCACCGATATTCGGACCTATACAAAGGGCGATGAGGCCGGCCGGGCCGCCCGCATTGGCGAATTCCAACACCTGTTCTTCCAGCAATCCCGAGGCCAGATCGCCTTTGGCGACGACATCACCAAGCAAGCCAGCATCATCTCGATGCTCAAGGGCGCTGACCTCTCGACGTTCATCCACGAAGGCGGCCACTTCTTCCTTGAAGTGCAGTCCGACCTCGCTGCCCGCATTGCCGCGCGCATCGCCCAGGGCGAAACCGTCAGCGAGGGTGAGCAGTCCATTCTGGACGACATGAACCGCACGCTCGACTGGATGGGCGTCAAGGGCACGCCCGAGACGACGGCGCTGCTCGAATGGATCACCATGCCGCTGGAGCAAAAGCGCAGCTTCCACGAAACCTGGGCGCGCGGCTTTGAGGCCTATGCGTTCGAGGGCCAGGCGCCCAGCCTGGAACTCACGCGCATGTTCCAGACCTTCCGCGCCTGGCTGGTCAACGTCTACCGGGCGCTGACCAATGCCGACATTGCCGGCACGCTCAAGGTCGAGCTGACGGGCGAGGTGCGCGGCGTCATGGATCGGATGCTGGCGACCTCCAACCAGATCGCCGAGGCCGAAGCTGCGCGCAGCATGGGGCCGCTGTTTGCCACGCCCGAGCAGGCTGGTATGACCATGGACGAGTTCAAGGCCTACCACGACGCCGGGATGCAGGCGACGATGGACGCCACCGACGCGCTGCAGTCGCGCAGCTTGAAGGACTTGCAGTGGGCGCAAAACGCCAAGAGCCGCGCGCTCAAGGCGATGCAGAAAAAGCACGACGCCCTGCGCCGTGAGATTGAGATGGCGGTTCGGGCCGAGGTGATGAGCGAGGACGTTTACCGCGCCTGGACCTTCCTGACGGCGCGCGGCGGCGACCGGGTGACGGGCAACAAGCCGATGGGGCGTGCGACCACGCTGAACCCGGAAGTCGATAACCTGTTTGAAGCGGTCGCCAAGCTGGGCGGCCTGAACCGCGCGGATGTGCTGGCCTCCTGGGGTATCGACGCCAAGGAAAAGATGGAGTCCGGCTTGTTTGGTGTTCCGGTGGTGCGCAAGGACGGCGGGCTGTCAATCGAGGCGATGGCCGAACGCCTGGCCGAAGAGGGCTACCTGCTGCCTGGCCGCGCCGACCAGACCGACACCGAGCAGTTCGAAGCGCTGTTTGAAGACCAGCGCCGGGGCACCGACCGCTACTCTATGCACCACGACATGCAGGCCGCCTATGGCGATGCGCCTGTGGTGGCACCCGAGTTGCCCCAGATGGGCGCGGGCAAGCTGCGCACTCAGGACCTGCGCGACATGTACGGCACCAAGGACGATGCGGTATGGCGCAAGCTCTCCGCCCTGCGCATGACCAGTGACGAGACCGGGCTGTCACCGGACGAGGTGGCACAGATATTCCACATGGATTCGGGCGACGAGCTGGTGCAGCGCCTGGCAACCGCTGAAAACCCCAAGTCGGTGATCGAAGGAATGACTGACCAGCGCATGCTGGAGCAGTATGGTGACCTCGCCACCCCCGACGGAATCGAGCGCGCCGCTGACATGGCCGTGCACAACGAAGCCCGGGCGCGCTTTGTCGCCACCGAGCTGAAGGCGCTGCAGCAGGCCATGAGCGCGCGCGAGAAGCTGCCCGGCCGCAAGAACACGGTGGACGTGCTGGCAAAGGCGGCCAAGGAATACGCTGGCGCCATCATCGCCCGGCTCAAGGTGCGCGACATCCGGCCCGGCCAGTACGCCGCTGCCGAGGTGCGCGCGGCCCGGGCTGCGGCCAAGGCGACCGGCGACCTGGCCAAGCAGGCTGAGCACAAGCGCAACCAGCTGATCAACTTGGAGGCGACCAAGGCGGCGTATGCGGCGCAGGAGGAGGTCAAGGCGCTGCAAAAGTATTTCCGCAAGTTCGACAAGACCGTCAACGGGGTGGACGCCGGCGCGCTCGACCAGATCGCGCAGTTGCTCGAGCGCTTTGACTTTCGCGCCGTCAGCCTCAAGAAGCTGGACAAGCGCAAGAGCCTGGCCGCGTGGGTGGCTGAGCAGGAAGCCGCCGGCAACCCGCCGGACATCCCGCAGGCGCTGCTAGACGCCGCCGGTCTGACCTCGTTCAAGGACATGACGGTCGAGGAACTGCGCGGCCTGGGCGAGACCATCAAGCAGATCGAGCACTTGGGCCGGCTAAAAAACAAGCTGCTGCTGGCGCGCGATAAGCGGGCGTTCGATGCCATCGCAGCGGAAATGGCTGCGTCGATCATCGCCAACGGCGGCACGGCCCGGCCGGTCGAACTTGAAGGCCCGTCCAAACTCAAGGAAACCTGGGATGGCTTCACCGCGTCGCACCGAAAGCTGTCCAGCCTGATCCGCCAGATGGACGGCGGCAACGACTCTGGCCCGGTGTACCAGTACCTGGGCCGCACGATGAACGAGCGCGGCACCATGGAAGACGTGGCGGTCGAGCAGGCCACGGTGGCGCTTGATGCGCTCTATGCGCCGATGCTCAAGCTGCGCGGCGGCGTGTCCGGCTGGCGCTCCAAGGTGTTCATCCCGGCCATCAATGCCAGCTTGACGCGCGGCGGGCGCCTGGCCATCGCGCTGAACTGGGGCAACGAGGCCAACCGCCAGCGCGTGCTTGATGGCGACAAGTGGAGTGAGGCGCAGGTGAAAGCCGTCATCGCCACGCTCAGCCCGGCAGAACTGGCGTTTGTCAATGGCATTCACGAGTACCTCGATTCCTTCTGGCCCGACATCGCCGCCAAGGAGCAGCGCTTGAGCGGCAGCGTCCCGGAAAAGGTCGAGGCATTGCCCTGGACCGCGACCGCCTCCGATGGCTCGACGGTCCCGATGCGCGGGGGGTATTACCCGATCAAGTACGACACCGACCGCTCGGACCGTGCCAGCCAGCAGGAAGCGGCACAAGAGGCCAAGGAAATGATGCAGGGCGTCACCACGCGCGCCACCACGCGCCGGGGCCATACCAAGGAGCGGGTACAGGAAGTCAAGCGCGCCATCCGCAAGGACTTGAACGTCATCACCCAGCACGTCGCGCAGGTCACACATGACCTGGCCTGGCATGAGTGGCTGATCGACACCAACAAGCTCTTGTCAGACGAGGGTATCGTGGACGCCATCCGCGACCACTACGGCCCCAAGGTGCTCAAGACGATGCGCGACGGCGTGATGGGCATCGCCGGCGGCGACATTGCCGCGCAGACCGACATCGACAAGATCATGCTCGGGCTGCGCTCGAACGTCACCCGGGCCACCATGGGCGCCAGCTTGACCACGGCCTTCCTGCAGCCGTTCGGCCTGACGCAGTCGATGTACCGCATCGGCACTAAACACGTGCTGCGCGGCGCGGCGCGCTGGGCAGGCGATGCGCTGAAAATGGAAAACACCGTCGCCTTCATCGGCGAGAAGTCCGACTTCATGCGCCTGCGCAGCAAGACCTTCAACAAAGAATTGCGCGAGATTCGCGGCTCGGTCAGCGGCGGCAAGAGCAAAACCATGCAGGCTATTGATTCGGGCTTGTTTGCGGTCATGCAGAAAATGCAGATGGTCGCCGACGTGCCGACCTGGCTGGGACAGTACGAAAAATCCCTGTCTGCCGGGCTGGACGAGGACGCAGCCATCGCCATGGCCGACCGTGCGGTAACCGAGTCGCAAGGCGGCGGCCACACCAAAGACCTGGCCGAGGTGCAGCGCAAGCACCCGATGCTGACGCAGTTCTACAGTTATTTCAGTGTCACGCTGAACCTGACGGCCGAAGCGACGGCGGCCACCGACTTCAAGAACCCGCGTGCGGTGGCCGGCTGGCTGGGCGACATGAGTCTGCTGGTCTTGATTCCGGCGCTCCTGCCTTCGCTCTTGATGTACGCGCTCAAGGGTGGCGGTGGTGGCGATGAGCCTGCAGACTGGGTCAAGCGCCTGGGCCAGTGGCAATTGGGCTACCTGATGGG